TGATCCTTAACAAGAACACGATCTCCAGTAGCAAGAGTTACGCCATCAAGGACATCTCCATTTTCAAGATCAGAAGCAAGTGTTACGTTAGCAGTTGTTGCTGCTCGTACAGATGCTTTCCAGTCAATACCTTGTGCTGCTGAGTCTACATAAGACTTTGTTGCTGCATCTGTTGCATCTGTAGGAGTTCCAAGACCTGTAATCTTGTTTGTACCCATTGCGATTGCGCCAGACATTGTTCCACCAGCAAGTGCTAACTTAGCAGCAAGATCTGTTGTAAGATTTGCAATCTTAGACTGAGCGATTGCAGCAGCAGAATTAATGTCTGCATCTACAATTGTGTCATTAGCAATCTTTGCTGAGGTTACTGCACCGTCTGCAATTTTTGCTGTTTCTACAGAGTCTGCAGCAAGTTTACCAGCAGTTACGTTAGCATCTGTAATCTTTGCTGTGGTTACTGCGCCATCTGCAAGTTTGCCAGTGGTTACGTTTAGGTCTGTAATCTTTGCTGTGGTTACTGCACTATCTGCAATCTCTGCTGTATTTACAGCACTATCTGCAATCTTAGCATTTGTAACTGAGTTTGCAGCAAGTTTTGCATCTGTTACGTTAGCATCAAGAATCTTTGCAGTTGTAACTGAGTCTGCAGCCAACTTTGCTGCTGTTACGTTTGAGTCTGTAATCTTTGCAGTTGTAACTGAGTCTGCAGCAAGTTTTGCTTCTGTTACGTTAGCATCTGTAATTTTTGCTGTAGTTACTGAATCTGTAGCAAGTTTTGCTGCAGTTACGTTTGCATCTGTAATTTTTACGGTAGTTACTGAATCTGAAGCAAGCATTGTTGCTGTAACTGTACCAGTATCACCAGATGTAACTACGGTACCTGTTACGTTAGGAAGTGTAATTGTACGATCTGCTGTTGGGTCTGCAACTGTAAGAGTTGTCTCGTAGTCATCTGCTGTTGCGCCTTCAAACACAATGCTTGATTCAAAAACACCAACTGCTGCTGGTGCTTTCCAGGCAATTCCATTTGTTGCATTTGAGTCTGCAGTAAGAACATAGTTATCGGTTCCAACGGCGAGACGAGTTACTGCGTCTGCAGCAGATGCTACTAGTAAATCACCTTTTGCGTCTACTAATGCTTCTGTTAATATATCGTGAGAGTTAACGGTCGCAGTTGATCCTTCAACTACCAGTCCCGCTTTTACTCTAAAATCTTTTGTTACGGTTGCCATCTTTTATCTCCTTGGTTAAGCCTTTAATCCCATACGCATGTAGCGTAGAGTTATAGGGGTTTGTCCTCCCACTGGGACAACAGTTAATGAAACTGTATCTCCAGCCCGTGAAACAGAGATGGTGCCAATATTCCCATCGTTGTCTATCGTTGCATATTCTGTAACTGAAACATCTGTTCCATCTACAAGAATATTCATCTCTGTGGCGTAAAATTTATTTGCGCCTCCAGAAGTCTTTTTAATTGAGATTATGTATCTCATTGATCTAAATTCGCTTGCTAAAAAGTTGTCAAATACTGTTGAATTTTCAATGCCATTAATTGTTGATTCGTTATTTCCAGAACTACCCAAATCTGTTGCTTGTGCTGACAGGGTGTCAATTAAATCAACATAGTTTTCCTGGGTTGGTCTATCTCCAGTTTGAAATAATGCTTTTACTGCTGAGAGCGATACTTTAGCCATACAGGAATTATATCATATTATTAAAGAATATAGTTATTAATTCCAATAATTTGAAGTCCAATTCCAGGTACTCCAGAATATGGAGAAGGTATTCCAATTGTAGTAAATCTAATTCTAAAAGGTAAAATTTCACTAATTTTTATTCCAGTGTTTATTGGAATAATTTTAGCAACTGCGTAATCTACTGACTCAATCTTTTTGGTTCTTTGTGTAGTTTCATCAATAATTATTGCTAAAGCCATTACGACTCGCTATTTGTTACATCTTCAATAACAATTACTGTACCACGAGCAACTGTCCAAACCCTGCTTTCATCACTTAGTTCAATATCAAAGATATCTCCTGTTTCTAATAACACAGATTCGTCTGATCTAATTGAAACCGTAAACTCACCATCTCCATCTAATTCTGTAGGAGCAGGTGCTAACTCTACAATTAATTCTGCATCATCTGTAAATTCTCCAGGTTTAGTGTTTGGTCTTTTAATTTCCATTGCAATTGTCCATTCTTCAATTACTAATGGATCTTTGTTGTCATCTGTTACATATACTCTAAATGCTGCTGTGTCTCCTCTGACTACCGTCCAACTTACCTCTGGTGGTTTTAAACCAACTAAATAAGAACTTTGTTGCTGTGATCTAAGTGTTGCCATTATGATAATCCTGCTTTCAATGATCCCCAACTACCGTTGCCTTTTGGCTGACCTACAACTAGTATTCCAGTTGTTGCATTAGCCTTTCCGACTATTGCTACTGCTCCAGAACCAGTTGCTGGTTGTGTTGCTGTTAATCCTCCACCATCTGCTACATAAAGAACATTGCCAGCAGTAAATGAATTTGTATTTGCATTAAGGATTACTCCAGAAATAGTAACAACACCATCTGTATTATTTCCAATTGCTGAATCTGTTAATCCTAAAACTGGGAATGTAGTAATATCATCAGAATCACATTTTCCAATTGTTGGCTTTGTTGAAAAACCAGTTATATAGACTGGAGTTGCTTTTGCAATAGTTGCACCACTTATATTTTTAACCTCTATAGTATGATTTACAAGACTAGGTAATATAAGTTCAATTTGCTCTGCCAAATCTTGTAAGTCTCCATGAATATTTACAGGATCACTAAACAGTGGATAAGGAAGATCATAATTTGCGGTTGCACCAGTAGCCATAATCTTATTATTATACCACTTCATACTGTAATATTTTTAATAAATGTGCGGGTATATTGATAAAGTTGACTTCAATCCCTAAATCATGTTATAATTAATACACTACCGAAAGGTAGTTTTTGTTTCTAAGGAGGTAACACGAATGAGAAACATTGAAAAAAAGGTTTGGTTGGGTTTACTATCTATTGTTGGTTTAGTTGCTCCTTTTAGCAATTCTGCCAATGCTTTAGATAATAATTTATTGACTAAACAGCCTGTAGAAGTCGTTTTAGCCCCTCAAGGGGCTTTTCTGGTTTCTAAAGAAAAAATACTAGAAAAATATGAAAATGCTCATAAACTAAGTGATGGTCAGTTGGTTGAATTATTAAAGGCGGTAGGCTTTAAAGGTAATTCATTAAGATCAGCATGTGCAATTGCTAAGGCTGAATCTAATGGACGACCTTTTGCTTTTAATGGTAATTCAGAGACTGGCGACAGTTCTTATGGGGTATTTCAAATAAATATGTTAGGAAAACTGGGACCTGATCGAAGAGAAAAGTTTGATCTAAATTCAAATGTTGAATTATTTAACCCAGTAGTTAATGCACAAATAACGCACTATATGACCAAGGGCGGGAAAGACTGGTCAGCATGGAGTTCTGTAAACGGAACACGGTACCAAGAATGGTACAACAAGTATCCTTGTAAAGTCTAATAATTAAAATACCCTCCTTGTTTTTGACTTGGAGGGTTTTTAATGGACTTTTCATACTACCATTTACCTAAAGGACATTTTGCTGCTTCCAATTTTGTTTTTGCAGTCATAAAACATCCACATTTTTTACATTGTGTAGTTAATTTAATTAGTTCTGGACATGATTTGCAAATTGAAAGCCTTGCAATTGATACCTCTTCAGATACATGTTTTGTATTTGGATTAAGCATGTCTAATGGAGTAACTCCATTTTTTTCTTTATATTGTTGCCATCTTGATTTTGACATATTTACCCCCTATTATTTTTTATAGACTGTCTAGATATTCTTTTGGAATATGTGGATTTTTTAAATTCCATGGAGGATACCCAGAAAGATCTCTGTTTGTAATAATAAATTTTTCTCCATCAAACATAGCATATGGAGATTGTACATATTGACCATATGGATACTTTAGTAAACTTTTAACTTCTGGATTACTTAATAATATACTACCAAAATATTCAGAGGTTTGAAAATCTATTCCAGGATTATCTCCTTTAATAAATCTAATGGTAATACCATCATGATTTTCATAATTTTCAGACACATCTAATATTTCATCATACTCAGTAAACATAGATACGTATTCTGGCAACACTGCAAGATCATAAAGGCAGTCTTGATCAATTATCCAAACAAGAGCATCTCCTCCTGGTCCGCTCACTATTTCATCGTTTATCATTTATTTCTCCTTATATTTATTAGCATCCTTGTCCTCTGTGATTTTGTGGACTATTAGTACATGAGCCTCCAGTTGCACATCCGCTATTATCACAACCAGCACCATTACATATTGCTAAAGATATGTCAGTTGATGTACAAGTAAATCCTGATGGTGCTGGTGGGTCTACTGTTGTGAATGTTGGGAAGAATGGGAAGAATGGGAAGAATGGTGGGATGAATGGGAAGAATGGTGG